AGGATCGCCAGCCATGGGATTATGTATTCACCGCTTGAACAACGGGGTTGCGGAAACCAAGGTCGATGATGATAGCCTTGGGGTATGCGAGCGGCACAATAAAGGCCTGAACGAGCAGGGTTTTGGTGGAAAGGATGTTGTTGGTACGATTCAAAACCACGCTAACATCAGAGGCCTTAGGCACTGCCAGGAGCACCGAATCAAGCAGTGCATTTGCGCCGGCCTCAATGTCCCGAGCCTCAGCCTCAAGAATGTTGCCCGATGTACGATCCACCAGGATGGGCTTGGAGAGTCGACGCTGGAAGTACACAATCAGCGCCCCGCGAGCCAGATTCATGATCCGGCGATGCTGCGCAAACTCAAAATCAGAGCCGGCTGCGCACAGGATCCTAGGGTTGTTGATATAGACACCCTGCACACCGTCGAATGTTCGAAGGGTGGTCGCGCGAGAGTCGTCAAGGCCCGGGTTCAGGCGTTCGTCGTGATACTTGGGATTGCCGTTGACGTCAGCAATGTTGACGCCGATCAGCTGACCTTCGTCGATTGCTGCCGCGTCGATTTCCTCGGACTCAGAAGCGATGCGGCCAGCCACCTCAAAGGACACCGGACGCATGTACTGACGCGCGCTGATCGCAGAAACAGACTCACACGCCCCAGCGCACACCATGCCGCGGGTTGTTGCCTTGGCAGAGAACGCCGTGTCAAATGCCGTCTTGTAGGCAGCCTCAGTTTCGCCAATCGTGGGAATGCGAAAGTGACCGATCCAAAGAACCTTGGAAAGCAGCGGCTCAGTAGCCATGCCGGTTTCGATGGCATCGAAGATTGTGGCGTCGATAGCGCCGGCAAACTCAACCACATCGAAAGCGCCGACGTAGTTTTTCAGAGCCAGGATCGCAGGAGCAAGATCCGCCGCTGTGAATGTCGGGCCCGTCGTGCGGAAGCTGCAGGAAGCGCCAGCCACAACCGTACCGGCCGCAAGCGAGAACGCGATACCGACACCGGGGATTGTGATCGTGGTTGCGACGCCAAGAGCCTGAACGGCGCTCAGTGTACGGCCACCGTCGAGCGAGTACTGGTAGGTGATACCGGCTGCCGCAATCGTGCCGCCAGTAACGAACGTGACGTACACCTCATAATCGTCATCAATGGAGGCTGCAGCGCCGGCCGTGATGACTGATGTGCCACCCAGGGTGACGTTAGTGGTGACAATGGCAGTCTTGGAGGCGATGGTGGAGGACGCTGCCTTGATGACGATGACCGGCTTATTATAGAGCTGGATAAATCGACAAGCAGCTTCAACCGCGCGGCCCGAGGTGAACCCTGCAACAACGTCCTTCGTGCGCGCGTAGCTGGCTGGCGTGTTGGCCGTACCAGTAGAGGTATCACCAATCACAACGAGGCAGCGCGTACCAACCGGTAGTGTACCGATCTGGCCGTCTAGCTCATTAACTGTAACCGCAGGTACACTCATTTAAGGGAATCTCAAGGGGAAGGAAGAACAATGAAAACTGTGTCGTCAGTGCCAGATTTCGGGGGATCCGTAAGTCGCGGGGTAACGTTGGCTACTGTATCGACGGGTGCGGCGAGCGGACCTGGAAGATCTGCCACCATTGACATAATACCCCCAACGACACGAAGGGTTGCACCGAACCTGTGCTCTGTTTTTTCTGTCTCCCAGCGCATATCATATATGGTGTATGTGCCGTGGGATGTGCGGTAAACAGAGGCGATCCATGCATCGGCAAGCGCCCGCACCTTGGACCATTGGAGGAATTCGTCAGTCCGGTTACTGGGGTCCTGATCACTGATGTACACAGTGAATAGCTCATCCCAAGTCTGTACGGACCGAGCCATGGTGCCAGAGCCTAGCGGCCTAATGCCAGGGAACCTAGCTGGGTTGATTGTCCCAGCCTTACCGTCATCCCCAGGGACCCACTGGATCCGCTGGATTGGCTTCAGTTGCTTCGACGGTTCGCGCCACCCAAAATAGTGAGCCACCCCAGCAAATTGATGCAACGCCATGTCGGCCTGCACATCGGCATAGAGTTTCTCGAGCGCGTATGTGGTCATTTGGTCGTGTCCTGGAAAGTCTTGGCTGCCACCTGCTTCACCAGCTTAGCCACGGTGCCTAGCGACTTTCTTGTCGGGAGGATGGGCCGCACCAGCTTGTCACCACCCTTATTGCCCCTAACGGAGCCCTTGTGGTAGCGAGCCTCAATGCCGGTGAGCTGTGCCACAACCACAGTGCCATGGGCGGTGACACTCAACGCCTTGGCTGCATTGCTCAACGGCTTGGAACCATCGGCCTTAGGAGTCCAAGGCACACCCCCGAATGAGGTACCAGCGCTGATCGATTGGGTAATGCTCTTCTTCAGTTCTGTGGCAAATTCAGCTACGAAAGCCTTCATAAACACCGCATCGAAATCCTGCAGCTTGGCAATAGCTGCATTCAATTTCCGGTACCCCTCCTCATTGCTCATTCGGGATCATTCAGTGCGTTTGCACGCTGCACCCGACTCCATGCGTAGGGGCCAGCCTCTGTGTAAGCCAATGGGGCGCCGCGCGTGATTCCTTCCGCATCCGGTTTGGGGGTTTCTTTCAGTGGGATCTCAAACAACCCTGTGTCACCAGTTGCGGCCTCTTTCACCTCAGCCTCAGCAGTAGTGGCTCGTTCCTGAATCATTGCCACCTGGGCGTCGTCGGGATTAATGCCGCGCTTCAAATACAGTTCCCAGGTGATGAGGCGTGACAGCCAATTCTTGATCACCTCAGGTGTGTCGGTGTCGAACGGAACTGCATACCGCTTACCGAGCCGTGCGTCGATCCAACGGCCCCACATGTTGATCTGTTTTAGGGTCCATCCCGGCTGGTCTGTTTCTACCTCTGTGATATATGAGGTGGGCGCGACGGTCCGATCTGTGAAGTCTTGGAGAGTGAGATAAGCCATAAAAGCAAAAAGCCCCGGGAAAATTATGTTCTTCCCGAGGCCCTTGGTACCCTTTCGGGGTTTATGTTAGCCGGTTATCAGGCCGCACGGACACGGAACAGGAGGTAAGGGTGCATGTAGAACGTCGTATTACGACCGCGAAGAACCCACTGCAGCATCGTGCTACGGCTGAGCTGCGCGTCAGTCATTTCGCCGTTGTACACGACCTTGAAAGGCTCACGGTTGCTGTAGCCAATCGCACCAACCTGGTCGCTATCATTCTGCTCAATGAGCAGATACCAGGTCGTGTCAGAACCGTTGGTGAAGTTGGACGCGAGCTCATCAACAACCAGCGGCTGACCAAGGCCCCAGTTACTAACGATCGCTTCAATATCACCCGAGCCACCGCCACCAGAAACCGCCTGAGCGATAAACTTGGCGTTGGTGAGCTGCAGTGCGCGAGCCTGAAGCGCCGGGGGAACGGCAATGCCCTTCACACGGAGCTTACGAGGCGAGTCACCATCCGGCGCCTTGAGGCTGCGGACATAAGCGATCACCTTCATCAGGTTATCAAACGCAACCTGAAGTGTGACCGAAGCATCAATCGGGCAAGCACCGGGATAGATACCCGACGCGCCACCGGTGAAGTCGTTCGCGTAGACGACGTTGACCCTGTTGTTGACCGGGTTAACGGGATGCGCAGTGCTGAAGAAAATCTGACCGTCGTAAGCCAGGCTCGTTGCCAGGCCACCATCGCGGACAGCCTTTGTGACCTGCTTAACAGGCCAGTAAGCCGCCTGGTAGGCAATCTGCCGAGCGTAACCCGCTGCGAGCTCGATGCCGCCACCGTCAATGTCCTCAAGCTTGAAGCGAGGGATCTCGAAGCCAGACGTTGCCGCCTGGTTTTCGAATTCCTTGAAATGAACCATCAGCTCAGAAAACTTGATGTCGCCGCCAAACTTATCGACGTACTGGATACCAGCCGTGTCGATCAGCCACTGGAATTGTTCCTTCATTCCGGTGGAAGGGCGTTCCTTGGCAAAACTGGAGAACGTCGGCGCAAGGTCATTCATCAGGCGCGGATAGTCTTCCGCGATGATGATCTGCATCCTTGTTTCAAGGTTCGTAAGGAAGGAAGGATTAAGGGTCATAATTCAGGTATTCCTAAGAAGCTTTCAGACGAACAGCGGGCTAACCAGCACACCGAGCAGGGTATCAACCTTGACGATGCGGCCAGCAATAGATTTGCCAGTAGAGACGCTCGAGACGAGGTTGTCGTCTTGTAGGTAGCAAAGGGCACCGAGGTTGGCCGCTGTGATGTCAGCATTGTTGCCAAACCAACGACAGCGCATCTCACGATGCAGTTGGATGGTGACGAAAGGATCGGCGGTCACCTGCGCAAGCGTCTTGTCATCAGTGTAGATGCCAAGGGGGATCAAAGTCGTGGCAACGAAGCCCTTGGCAACAAGGCCAGTGGCCGTGTCAAAGCAGGCGGAACCACCCTGGAACGTCGCCTCAAGCTTTGCGGGCAGCTTGACGAATGAGAGGGTTTCAAAGTCGGCAGGCGACTTAGCAGTAAGAGCGGCCATAATTAAACCTTCGCGTCCTTCTTGACGAATTTCACAGAGCCAAGAGTCTGCTCAATACCAGAGACCATCGAGGCAACATGGATCGGCTTGGCCAGACCCATCTTCACGTCCATCAGAGACGCTTCCATGGATTCAACCGCGGCGCCGAATGGCATTTCAGCAAGGTGTGTCACCTTGGGATTGCTGATACCAGCCTTCGGGATGGCCTTGAGCACCGCAGCAAGCTTATCCGTGGGGATCGCTGCGAACGCCGCAACGGCTTCCTTGGAGAGATCCGGGCGAGTCGCGAGGATGGCAGAGCGCGTTGCCTCAGCCTTTTCCTTGACGAAACCATCAACCGTGGCGGTCAAGCCAGCGATTGTGGCAACGAGAGCGTCAACACTGAAAGAGCTCTTGGCCGCAACAGCCTTATCTTCCTTCTTGTCCTCATCAGAGGCTTTCTGGAAAGGAGCCTTGGCAGTCGCCTTATCCTCATCCTTGTCCGACTCAGCCTTGGCGGACTCATCATCCCCCTCAGCCTTGGCCGAATCCTCTTCGTCCTTGTCCATAGCCGCAAGCGCCGCATTAGCGTCTGCAGCTGCCTGAGCCAGAGCCGCGCGCTTGGCTTTCTTGTCGTCAGTGTCACTCATAGTATTAACTTGGGCGGATGGTTGTAGAGTTGAACCCGCTGATTGCATCATACCCCCAAGGTATGAGTGGAATTCACCCAGGGTCATAATTTCGTCGCACAGGTTATTCTTTTTTGCTTCGGCCCCAATGAAGCAGGCTGCCTGAAGGTTTTCGTAATCCTGGGGGGATCCGCCGCGGTGTTCGGCAACCAAATTGAAAAACACGCTAGCCATGACATCCACAGCTGCCTGGACACCCGCCACAGCCTCATCGGTCATGGGAACGTGGGGGTTACGGTCCGCTTTGCGAGCCCCCGACCCAATGATGGCATATTGCAAGCCCATGGCTGCGTCGGCTTTAGAGGCATCCAAAAGCTGTGCAACCACCCCAATGGAGCCTAGGGTAGCCGTGGGAGAGGCAATGATACGGCTACACGCACTGGCTAAGGCATAGCCCATGCTGCAGCAGTCAGCATTGGTGTAACCGATGATCGGCTTACCCGATGCGGCTCCCATACGCCGGATATCCGCGGCAAGGTCAAAACCACCAGAGACGTCACCGCCGGGGGTTGCAAATACAAGGGCAAGGGCAGTAGTGGATTCATCATCCAGAGCGCACTGGACAGCAGATCTCAGCTCGTCATAATTGATTGTGTCTGGTGTCTTGTCATATGTCAGCGCCGCATTGATATGCAGCATTGCCACTGACCCGCGCATGGTGTGCACCAGTGGGGGACGGGGCTCGGGGCCTACCATCAGCATCCCAAAGGCCTGAGGGTTTAGGGCATAGATACCCGGTGCCGAAAAATGATTAACGTATTTCATGCTGCGATTGCACCGGACGCACCGGGCTTAGGAGCCTTGGGGGCTTGCGGGCCTTTTTCCTTGGATTCGCCACTGGGTGGTGAAGTGGGCATGCGAGGCTTTTTCACGCCGAATCCGCCGGGAGCATCAGGGGACGTATCCATTTCGACTTGCTCTGGGGGTTTTTCTCCCGCCTTAATGGGGATACCAAAGCGAGCAACCAGCTCATCAATATCAAGCCTTAGCTCATAGGGCCGGAGCGCGGATGTCATGGCATCGACCGCACTGGCGAAGGTTTGCATTGCACCGGCCTCGACTGCGCGATCC